ATGACGGCGAAAGCAGCACAAAAAATCTCGCTATGGGAATTTTTCCAACAACTGGGTAAGACCTTTATGCTGCCCGTGGCTCTGCTCTCCTTCTGCGGGATCATGCTGGGCATCGGCAGCTCACTCAGCAGTCACGATGTCGTTACCCTGATCCCGGTTCTGGGAAATCCTGTGCTGCAGGCGATCTTTATCTGGAGACTATTAAGTCTTTTAACGAAGTGGCTTGATGTTGGATTGAAGTGCGGTAACTTCTGCTATGTTGCCGCGATACGATTTGTCATGTGCAATGAACTAACATCGTTTCGCGGTAACTTTATGCCCCATCCATGCCCCATCACACCACCCTGTCATCCTGCAGCGCGCTGTTGATGAAGTACGTAACACGCCCCATCACCTCGACCCCTTCCGCAGCTTCACCCTCGATCGCTTCACCATCATCACATATCAGCGCCCTACCCATTACCCGGGCAAACTGAGTCCGGCCGCCGGACAAAATCAGCAGCACCTGATTCTGTACCAGCCTGGTGCACGGTTCGATAACGGCAAAGCCTGCCGACGTTTCTAGTATGCGGCTGGTATTTGTTATGCACATGCTGGCCGGTGAAAATCGCTGCTCTACATAATCGCCAGCCGGTGAGGGGAACCCCATGATCTGCACTCCCAATACTGTTTTTATATACAGTAGTCTTAAAGAGGTTGCAGATCAATGCGGTGACGCCTATCAATCCCGCCGACAGAGCTCAGAGTGTAGTGACAAAATAAACGGCGGTGCAGGCCAGCACCGGCACAAGCCAGTCGAGCAGGCTGGGCAGATTCCATGCACGCCAGGAGAACCCGCCCCACCACGGCATATTGGCGCGCTTCCCTGCGCCGAACTGCGCAATCCAGCGATACTCCGCCTGGGTGTGTTCGCGGGCGATAAACCAGATGCACCCAAGAGCACCTCCGACGCCCCACATCCCAGTTGTAAGCCCTACCAAGTATTGCAGCGCTGTGGCTGCAATAGCGTGGAAAAAAGGGGAATAGTCGATTTTATTCATACCGTAGCCACCCTTACCGTTGCTATGACATCCTGTGCAGTACCATTATTAAAGTAGAGCCTACCATTGACAATGGATATTCCCATCTTAGTTGGTGTTGTAACATCAGACGCATTTACAACCAGATTCGTTTTGTTAATCGATGCCATTGGTGAATTATCTGTTGCTGATGCCGTTTGAAGTAGCATATTTAAACCTGAATAAAAGGCACCTACCCCGTTATTAATAACATCCACGCAGTATCCTAAACTGCTTTTGGTAACAGGCAGGGACTGGCTGGTATTGCCTTTAACCCAGATCTCCCATACTCCTTCACTTTTGCGCATTGCCCCTTCGCACGTGCCAGAGGCATGAAACAACTTGCATGAGGAAACGGTATTATTGGTCCCAACCAGTATCATTTGGTTTCCGCCACCCAGTCCAAAGTTATCCCCTACCGCTGGACCGCCATTGATTCTGAGCATATAAGCATCTGTTGACCCGGACGATGCGTCAGAGTTATCAACATACACCGTGCAATCAGTCAACAGAACCCCATCAATTTTACCCGGAGCGACCACGTTGGTGTCTACAATAACAAATTCACGGGTGGTGCTTTTTGCGGAGCATCCTTTGATGATGGTGGGGGTCTCCAAAGTATATGTTGGTGTCATTAAAATAAATGCACCTGGGCGCAACTTGCGGTTGACAGAGTTAGTTGCTTTCCACCATTTATTACTAGGCCCAGTAGTTTCAGTGAATCCATCAATATAGTGCGTATCTGTGATGGTTATTCCGCTACCATAGTACAAACGGATAGGAAGGCTACTGAATCCCCTTATTTCGCAACCAGATACTATTTCGTTAAATCCACGAATAGTTGCACCATAAAAACAGTCAATTGCCACATTGTTTCTGTATTTAGTTTCAGCGGCACCGCCATGGCTGCCAAAGCCGTAAGAGAAGTCAGTCCATCCCTCAGATGGAAAGATGACCCCTCCGGCGTAGCCAACCCCACCGCCACGCATGGTAATGTTGGTCACATTATTGTAAAGAGCGCTCCAGTTACTTCCTCCAACATCAACCCCGCGTCGTGAGCAAGACACATTGATATTGTCGACAGTACAGTAACTGCTGTTGGAAATAGATACAGCGTCACCCGTACCGCCATCACCGTTGAAGACTCTGTTAATTCCGTACAGAGACGTATCTCGAATGGTGCATCTTAAGCAGCCCAGCAATGTAATGCCGGTGTTTGGGAAATTTTCCACATATGAAAATCGTGCGAATCCGTTAACGCAGTAATTAAAGATAATGCCATCATATGCATTCTGGCCACCTGTAGCATTCGTAATCAATCCCTGGATTGTTTTGATGTGGAAGTCGCCATCAATATTAAACGTTGCCGGATAGACTGCCCATGCTTCCGCTTGCCTTACCAGGCGGAATGTATCCCCTACAGCAGGCGTATTCGGGAAGCCTGTCCCCGAATCACTACCCACAGTAAATGTTTTAGTGGTGTCGTCATATGCCGTGGTCATCTTTGTAACCCCGGCATTCGCACCAGTTAAGCCGAGCAGTTTATATAGCGCGTCACGAGGTGGGTTTGTTACCGAGAAACCAGCGGCGGAAAATGATTGCCCGCTGGTTGCCGCTGTAATAGTAATGGTAGTATTACCGCCAGACCGGTATTGATAATATGCATCCTGGTCTATGGTAACGTTATTACCGCTCAGTGATACCACCTCTGTTATTTGTCCTTCCTGCCAACTCCCCCTGTTATCTCCACGCACAACATGGTTATTTCGTATAACCAGCAAATCACCGATAGCAATGTCAGAAACACTATCAAGTGTTATCGTTTTCTCACCCAGAGAAATATCTCTGGTTGTGAAATTATGCAGCGTGGGGCTGGCAACACCTCCTAGTTTTATAGCCTGCCCAGCAGTGCCTACAACATTGCTGGTACAAATCAACTCAACCTTTCCAGACGTTCTCCAGTTGAAGTAGCCATATGGAATGGCGACATCAATATTTGAAAACTGGTACTTACCTTTAATCCAGTTCAGGGTGTAGCCATTAGTTGCGCTATAGGTGATCGCTGTAATGAGGCGCTCAGTGAGATCGGAGACTCCATCTCCGACACAGAACCATGACAGTAACACATCCCCGCTAAATACTCGCTTCCAGCGGCGCCCTGCTACGTCGACTAATACTGTGCCTCCATTATCAGCAGTAGTGGTATCCGCATCATCCCGCACGAACACGCCATCACCACCGTCGCGAATTGCAGAACGGCCATAGCATTGAATTTTATTACCTGTTCCAGAGTAAGCCCGGATATTCGCGTAATTCCCCGACCCGACAAGTGAAGCCCCTCCCACCCCGGCCAGCTCCGCACTGAACTGATCCGGGTCGTATTTCAGGACGTTCGGATAATAAAACTGCTGAGTACCGAAAGCGTCATACACAGCCATAGAATGGCCTTGCACAGTAACAAACTTGGCGATCTGCCCGTTATATACTGGATAGCCACCGGCATTGATAATAATTGGCTGAGGCACAGGTACGTGTGACCCATCCTCATTTTCTAAATAGACCTGAATCCGATTAGCTGGATTAACAGGATCGGTATCTATGAGGCCAATATAAATTTTACCGTTTGCCACTGCTTTAAAAGAGCGGGCCATTGTAAATAATTGGGATGGCATTCCAATTACGACATTTGCTATAATTGAATCAGTCATAAAAATGTTCCGGAGATATTTATGAGCAATAGACCGCATGAAGTTCTAACTCGCGATCGTCTAATTGAAGTTCTTGATTACGATGAAGAAACTGGAATCTTTAAATGGAAGAAAAAACTCAGCAGCAGAGGTGTAGTTGGAAAGATTGCTGGAACAACTTCATATGGTTACTCTGCTATAAACATTGATGGTGTGAGATATTTCTCCCATCGTCTTGCTTGGTTGTATTTCTATGGGTCATGGCCGAACCAAGAGATTGACCATATCGACAGGAATAGAAAAAATAACGCGATTAAAAATCTTCGTGACGTAAACAGAGTTGTTAATGCGCTGAATACTGGAAATAGAACTGATTCAACGTCTGGCATTAAGGGGTCACGTTCTGTAAGAAAAGAAATCAATGGCAAGCCCAAATCAATCTTTCAGGTAAAAACATCACTCTTGGTCGGTTTGATACAATCGATGAGGCTGCGATTGCTTACAAAGCGGCTAACATGGTTGCTGATCATCTTATGAATTTGCCAAGTCTCTGACATTTGCTGTGCTCCGGGCGCAAGTTATCCCCACATCGGAGATGCGGTGAAATTTGGGCATAAAAAAAACCGCCGAAGCGGGTGTTTGTTAATGTGGGGGTTTGTTGCTGGGTCTAAGGCTTGGGGATTGCATGGCGATCATAAAAAAGCCCACCTGAGTGGGCTATTTGTTGCCGGGATACCTGATCTGGTCTTTTAAGTCATTGATCTTGTCGTTTAATTTCTCGTTTATCTCGCGCTGCTTTTCCAGCTCATCCCCAATGGTTGGGATCTGGACAAATGCTAGATAAAGACTCATGCCGCAGCCAAAGATTGCCATTTGTGTTGGCCATCCAAAGGATGAGGTGTCGATATCAAAGACAAAATACGCAACAGCTGCAATTACAACCATTACTGCGTAAAACGCATCTCTTCTCTTAAAGTAAGACATGCCATGCTCCTTATGAATTTTCCATCAATCATATTAGGCTTGACATGTCTTTCCAATGCCTATTATTGTTGCGACTTTCCGCTAGATGCCTGAGCAAGTGGTGCAACCGCCTCAGACACCCGACTTATTGCCCTGTCATATGCAGCGCTCCCTTTTGGGGTGTTAGCTAGTTTGAGAAGGGCATTCCTCACCACTTTTGATTCGTAAGCCCTGCCGCTCCCACCTATCCCAGCGCCAACAGCCGCAGCTTTCGCAACTGGTGGGCTGATTGTTGATGTAAGTGCGGTAACAAATGCAGCCGGTCCCGCAAACATTTGGCCAGTTAGAGGGCTTGCTGCTGCGGTAGCTGCCTGCCTGGTGGAATCAAGATACTTAATCACTCCATCAAGCTGCTTGCCATGCTCTCCACGGAAAAAGGTTGCTGCCTGCTTCCGATTCCTGTGCATCTCATTAATAAACTTTTCTACGCTCAAGTTTCCTGATGCATCAGTCGCCTTATCTAAGGCCCTTTGGACGATGGCGCCACGAGCATTTTGCCGGCCATTGTCATCAAGCAACCGATAAAGCTGAGAACGCTCTGCCGGGCTCTGGCTGAATACCAGTTTAGTGACATCCTCTGGAGTGGCTTTCCCGCTCTGTAGCGCTTTCTGGACGCGAGTATTGCTCATCATGTCGTTAAACTTCGCCCATGACCGATCTACTCGAGCCATGTTCGCAGCTTCCTGTGGGCCAAGGTTATTCGCTACAGCCCTTTTCATGTCACTTGTGTAGGCCTGGTAAACCGCGTCAGACGCTTTTTGTAGCGTATCCCGATCTACCTCATCAGGAGCCGCCATGAATCGCTTACGCAGGTTAGTGCGGTTCTCACGTGCCAGCTGTAGGTTGTTTGGCCCACTGGTAATGTCATTCTTAAATTGCTGGAGAACATTAACTGCTGAACGATCCTGAGATGCCCCAGGGCGGGTAATTTTGGCTATCTGGTCGTCTATGGCCTTCACAGTATTGGTAATGTCTACCGGAGCATCGCCCATGGAATTAATAATGCGGTCATAACGACCCCCTGCCGCTTTAATAAACTGCCGCTGCCCTTTGCTGGCTGAGTTGTAAAGTTGCGCGTCTGAGATACCTCCAACATTATCGCTGAAAGTTTTAACCAGTCCCTCCCTGGCTGATTGCTGCTCACTTCGTAGACCGCCAGTGCCAGCGTAGGGTATGCGCTCTGCTAGCGCCCTAGCCTGCTTGCCGACGTTTGTTTTAGGTGGCACTACATCAGTAGTCATTAAAGGTAGATTGTTCTGTTTAGCAAAATCAATCTGCGCCTGTTTCTCAGGGTCAATCTTGCCTATGGTAGATCGAGCGGCGGCACTAGTAGTGTTCTCAAGGCCTTTGATGGTGCCGCCAAGAAGTGATGAGATTGCAACCTGAGTAGGGTCAATGTTCTCGCCACCTGCTGCCTGCGTAGCGCCTTGCAATGCCAGATCTGTCGCCCCTGATTTAAGTGTTGCACCCAAAACAGATGGGGCGCGAGCGGCAGGAGTGAATGCCAGCGCATTAGCCAAGAATGAAGTCACATCCTGAGGGGATATGCCTGGCTTATTGAGTGCATACTCACCTGATGGGAGGGAAACGATAGTGTTACCCTTCTCATCCTGCCGGAGTTTGGCCCCCATGCTTTGCAGCACTTTTTCCTGCGATGCATCAGACCCGAAAAGTTGAGACCAGCCAGCACGCAGCGCATCCGTACTTAAGCTGTTTAGTTCTGGCGCGGCACCCACATTCTGCAGTTGCTCCATTTCTGGCGTCATTCTGCTTTCGCCGGTTGCAGAATCAATAATGCGATCCCTTAAACTTGTCGCATCGTTAACTGATTGCTGCCGTGATTGAGCGAGATCGGCATTAGCCCCAGCCATTCCGATAGCCAAATTGCTAACAGCCGGCTGCTGCATTGGTTCCTGCGGAGCCGTAGCGGCAGGCTGACCAGCGAAATACTCGTCGATAGCATCGCCGATCTGCTCATTGCTGGTTCCGTCTGGAAATGTGAATGTCTTACCGTTAGCTGTAACTTCCATCATTTCACCGTGAATGTGATGCCTGATTTAGAGGTGTAACTACCTCCAGCTGGTTGTTGCGCCGCTGGCTGCTGCGTTGTTGACTGGCGACCGCCTCCACCGACATTAACCTGATATTGCTGGTTGTAATTGTCGGTATATTGCTGGATGTCACGGACTGATTGCTGCATGGCTTCGGGGCTTGAATAATCGACCTGTGGCATGCCCTGAAAGTACATCTTCGCTTCTGCAACAGTGTTGATGCCCGACGCGCCCATATCCCTTGCAGCTGCGATGCCCTGGTTCTGCATCTTGCCCTGAATACGCTTTGTGGCATTGAATAATTGGCGTTGATCTCCACCGTTCCAACGGCTGCGAACCTCAGCATCCCATGACGGAGTGCCGTTACCGCCGGTGATTCCAGTCATAAAGCCAAGCTGATCAGACGACGCACCAGAAATAGCGTCGAGGTCTTTCTTCATCGCGTAGTTCTGCGCGGTGGCTGCTGATGTTGGAGGCGCTGCAATAGCGCTGGCCGGTACTCGCACCATATTACCGGCGTCATCAATCCCTTCATAGAAGGCATTAGCACCTGCGCCGTGAAGCTTACCGCCAACATTAACCGTTCGACCATCTGCGAGCTGGACCACTCGACTACCAGGACCCGCGCTTAGATTTGCGCGTTGATAAGCAAGGTCCTGACCACGTCGCGCTGTTGCAGCAGAGATGTCCTGGCCTCGCGCAGTAATATCCTGACCTCTGGCAGTAAGTGATTCGCCTGCTTTGGCGCTCCTGATGCTCTCGTCAATCTTCTGCTGGTTCTGGCGCTGCCCTACGATTTTATCCTGCGCAGCAAAGTAATCGTTAGGACCAAGCGCGGCCATGCCGAGGTGATCTGCAAACTCGCCGAACCCCTGCGGATTCTGCTGGTAGGTTTGCGCCACTTCTGCCGGGTCAAGGCCAACCCTCTGCAAATCAGCGGCATTGTTTTGCAACCATGCGCCCATCGCTTCAGGAGAGGAAGCAGCAAGCCGAGCGCCAGCTGCCAGATTGCCAACAGTGTTACGCTGATCCTCGTCAACGAACTTCATACCGCTGCGCACAGCTTCAATCTGGTCAGGAAACTGCGCAGCAAGATTGCGCATGGCTGTGCGATCACCAGATGCATACGCACTTCCATAGGCCTTTTGAAACTCCTGCTGACGCTCTGCCGCCTGAGCCTGCTTATACATCTGAAGGTTGCCAGCCAGTCCCTGAAGTCCTTGCAGGCCGACGTTATTCCTGCCTGACCACGCGTCTTCATTGTTTTGCCGGATAAACGACAATGCGGCGTTGGCATCCGTGGCCTGAGGTGCGTTTGTGTTGTTACCACCAATACCGGCAAGCAGACCGCCGCCATTAATTGACTGATTCCAGGTAGCCATGGAAACCTCTTAAAAAAGTGAACCCAACGCGCCGACGCCTGCACCGATTGCAGTACCCCACCCAGGCATTATGGCGGTACCAATGGCAGCGCCAGATGCCGCACCACCAAGTGCAGATTGCAGCCCTGACGGTCGGTTAGCATTTGCTGCCGCGGTATTAGCCTGCTGCTGATATAGCTGGCTGGCGTTGTTGGCGTATGACTGTCCGGCGTTCGCCTGCCCTGTCAGAGCGCCAAGGCCAATATTCGCCAGGTTCTGATAGTTGTTCATCTGGCCTGACAGCCAGTTCTGCCCGAGTTGAGGGGCGATTGTCGCCAGTGAATTCGTGGTGGCAGTTGATCCGAGACCGCCAGTAGCTTCGGCAGCATTGAGAGCCTGGTAACGCATCTGGTCAGCCAGACCTTTGTATTGGTCAGAGTTGTAATAACCATTCAGCGCCGAGTTCTGCCCCTGAAGCGTCGATAGCCCCTGTAATTGCTGAATATACTGCTTGGCAAGCGGAGTGAAGTCTTCGAGGTTCTTAAAGTTCGTCTGCCACATCTCGCGCTGCAGGTCGAGACCATTCTGGGTGGCTTTCGCCTGGGCCTTCATGCCAGCATTGTTGTTGCTTCCGCCACCACCTTTACAGTAAACCGCCCTGTTGAGGTGCTTATTGGCGATCTGATGAATTAGCATTGATTAGCTCCTCGTATTTTGAGCGTGGTAACTGATAGAGGGTGACCCCGACAGGCTTGCCATTGCTGATGTAGGCGTCATCAAGATGGCCTACGCGAGTCGCACCGAGTAGTCGGATAATCGCGCGACCGTACTTTGTCGTGTCGGGCACCATCGTGATGCTGTTCAGGAAGGGGGAATTTTCGAGAAGCCATTTGCAGAATAACCGGTGACCGTTCAGCGCATACTCACCACGGAATCCGGGATCGTAAATTGCGTGACACTCAACAACGCTGTGCCAGAAGTTACGCACTTCATGGACGCCAGCCAGCGTCAGGCCTTCATAGATGCCGAGGTATACCGCATCAGGTTTGATGAGGTACGAGTCTCCGCTATCTACGATATTGCCTGTATTGGCCGGGTTGCTGAGGAATTCTGCAAGCTTCACCGGGTTATCGATGAGCTTTATTTGCATTAGATGATTAGTCCGTGGGTTCTCATGGCCTGCTCCAGCGCCAAGGTTCGCTGACGTTCTGCAACAAGCGCTGTGGCCAGCGCCTGAATCTCTGCCTGCGAATATGCTGCCCCGACAGTGAAAGCCTGATTAGCGTTGAATGCCCCGAGGTTTGGCGTACCCGTTCCTGGCGTCCATCCAGTTTGTTGTGGCCCCAGCACCTTTACATCGTTGATAGATAAGGATGTGACGACACCTAGTGGAGAAAGCAGCGCCTGTGGGGCCACTGCGGTCTTGGAGACGTAATCGTCCTGAATGTCGTCGATATCCGTCTCAGCCTGAGTAATGCGGCCGCCCTGGCCAGAAACGTCGTTTTGTAGCGTGGTGACATCATTCTGCAGAGTGGAAACATCACCCTGTAATGCGATCAGCTCGTTGGTGAGAAATTCAATATCACTTTCGGCTGCTGTTACCCGGCCATTCAGCGAGACAATCGCAGCTTCTGCTGAAGTTAATCGCGCGCCCTGACTCTGAATCTGAGCCTCAGCGTCACCCAGGCGGATCTCATGGTCGAGCAGCTGCACATCCTGCGCATCGTTCCTCACCTGCGCGTCATAAGCACCGTCTCCAGCCTCGTTAGCCTTGTTTGCTACGTTCGTGAAGTCGAGCGCCTGAGAGAGGATGTATTGCTGATATGCAGGACTGGAGCCAGCCGGGAGCGATGAAGCTACCAGAGTTGTAGCGCGTAGAATGACCGGTGCATTGAGTGCGTTGTTTGCCATTACTCAATCCTTATCTGGCACCCGGACAGCGTTACCGGTGATTTGGTGATGACGCGGATCTTGAATGCAATATTTTTCCGAACCCGGCCAACACGCTTCCAGATAACCCGCTTGTCGTAAACAAACGGCGCGTTCTGCTCAATCATCTGCTCCCGGCCAAAGTTGATTCCGTCGGCAGTGGCTGACAGAAATAGCCGGTCAGCGTACTGTGCAACGCCAGTTGACGACTCAAGCTCGAAGTCGAACAGGCGGGCGTTGTCCGCCTTAATCAGCGGAGTGAAGAGCAGATGCTCCTGCTGGTTCCCGTACTGGCTGGAGATATCGAACTGCAGCACACCCTTCACCGCTGCCGACTTGTCACCGCACGTAATGGAATTTCCTTCGTACATGAAATCGATGGCACGGTAGACATCATCGCCGAGTCCAGTTTTCAGAACAGACCACTGTGGCCCGTTCTGGCTGGCTGATGCGTCATATACCAGCACCTGACCCGGGAGATGGATCAGCAGAAGCTCATGCGCATCGAAACGGAGTGTCTCCATGACGGCTGTTGCAAGCTCGCTGGCAGTGTACGACCGGATAATCTTCTCGATGCTGGCGGTGGCAATACCAGTCGCCCGGCCTGAGTCAATCAGGTATACCGAAGGTGCTCCAGATGCCGGGTTGCTGATGATGGCGTAGGCGTCCATATACGGCGTTTTGCAGAACGTCCCGGCGATCCCCTTCTGCACTGCATAGGCCGAGTTCACCACGTAAAGCGCTGCGCCCTGAGTAGTCGCGCCGGTCAGCGTGAAATACTCGATGGTCGTCGCACCAAAGCACACGATGAAGTCGCGCCAGGTGCCGATGCCGATAATCCCATCAGGCTGTGACTCTGCCCGGTACTCAGCTGCATAGCGATCGGGATGTGACTCATCTTCGAGATCAGAGATGAACCATGAGTCAGAGTTATCCTTTGCCCAGGCATAACGGCCTCTCAACCGGGTGATGTCGCGCGCCGAACCGAGTTCGTACTGCGTGAATCCGCTGCTCACCGGCCAGTTTGCCACGGTCTTTGTCGTGCCATCATAGCGATACTCGACCACCTGACCGGCGACGCACACAGCCTGCGACGTCCTGCCATGAGCCATAGATACCCGGGAAGAACCAGAGACATCACCTACCGCAGAATCACCCTTGTAGAGCTTACCGCCCATAACGCGATATACGGCGTTCTGAGAGGTGTTGAACTGCGCCCCACGAGATGCACCAGAAACATCTGATCGCTTCGTTATACCAGGGAACGAGCGTAAATATCCCGATGCATTAAGCACCTCTTTGGGCGTAGCCAGAATATTGACCGGCAGATAGTCGATATAGTCGGCGTTTCGGTAGTCTTTACCCGCTCCCTTCATCAGAGGAAGTTGCTGGATCGGCATTGTTCTGCTCTCCCGGGAAGTAATGCCATCCATTCAGAGTGGCGAAACTGTTACCGCTGCCGATTGGCATCCGGTTCGGATAAGGCGCTCGCTTAGCGCGACTGAGAGCCGTGTTTTTGACGAGCAACTCTTTCCCGTTTCGGGCGGTGGTGATGACTTTGGCAGTCGGTTCGATGTGATAATCCGGCGCAATGCGGCAGGCAAGGTTAAACACCACAGCGCTAACAGCACTGGATCGCATGCCGTGATCGTCGCCTTCTGCAGGCTGGTTGTCGGGGTCGGTAAACACGTAGCCGGTAATAATGCCTTTCCCGTCCTGGTACCATTCGGCCATCATCGTTTCTAGGTCATCAACGCCGTCCTGCATTGACTGCGGCTCAACGTCGGTGAGTGTGGCGTCAGAGGCGACGCCCAACTTACGCAGCGCCGCCCTGACGATGTCGCCTTTAGTCGCTATCAGCATTGTCTTCCGCCTTAGGCTTTGGCCCCGGCTTTTTACGTTGTTTCACTTCTGGCTCTGGCTCTGGCTCTGGCTCTGGCTCTGGCTCTGGCTCTGCAAGAGATTCCACCAGGTCATCAGGATGCGCAAACCAGCCGGCATCGAGATACTCCTGCAACTCATCTTCACCGATGATCTCGAAGTCGTAGCCAACACCCTTCCACTTATTCATGTCGCCTTGGCGATACACCATCTGTGTCATGTTTTGCTCCAGAATGAACAAAGGGGCCGAAGCCCCTTAGTGGTTGAGTGATTACGCCTGATCTGCCAGACCGACGCCGATTGACTCAGGTCGGGTTGCGTTAACACCATACCAGACCGCGATACGGCACAGGCCAGACAGGGTGTTGATGTCGCCCTGCGTCGCGAAGATGCCATTCAGACCCACTTCAGGGATGGAGAATGACTTGGTCTTCATACCTGCGAACAGTTCGTGGTTAGCCGGGATTGGCTGGCTAACGATACGGATTGCATCATCCGCCCAGAATACGTTGGTACGGGCGGTCACTTTGTTAAGCAGGTTTACGGCCATGCTGTTTGCCAGTGAGGTATTCACGTTGGCATACGCGCGCTGCTCAGGAGACAGAGAGGTGTCATCCAGCGCGATCGGCTTAGGCGTAATCTCGACATGCGTACCGTCAATGACACGCACGACAGAGAACGTCGCATCCTGCGCCAGTACGTTCTTAGCCATCTGGCCGAGGAACTTAACGCCGGTGAAGCTGATTTTGTCGCCGCGCTTCAGTCCAGTAGTCGCAGAGAGCGTTACGGTAGCCAGACGGTTATCAACGTTACGCTTGTTGCCGTCGGCATCCAGATCCCAGGCTACAGGCTTGAACTTCTGAGCGCCGTTAACAGTCAGCCCGGTTGCAGTTGATGCCGGGAGGACTGGCAGCTTTGGAGAGCGCAGAACGTCATCAAAGCCAGCAACCTGGCGCTGAATGCTGCCGTTTCTGTAGGCGTCTTCCGGGATGCGACCAAAGATGTCGCGGTTAACCAGATCGTGACCGGCAGCCTTGTAGTCCTTCGGGTTGAAGAAGTAAGACAGGCCGGAATCGCGATTCAGTTCGCGAGAGAACATGATTTCTTCAGCGTCAGCCACGAAATCCCAGCCGCTACCCGCTGCGGTGCCGATAGGGTCATTGCTGGTAACTACCAGAGAACCCATTTCAGCCGCCAGGTTGGCAACTTTAACTTCACAGTTGCTCGCCAGTTTCTTGGCTGCTGCGTTAATGCGGCGGCGATATGCTGTCTCATCACGCAGATCGTCAGCACGCAGCTGGAAGAAGTCGTTATCCGGCTCACCCAGACTAACTGGAACGTTAAGCTCCAGCAGACCGGTTGATTTACCAGTTAAGTCCCAGCCTTCCTGGGTCGGGGATTCCTGTTCTACAGGCATCCAGATGGTGTTGCTGGAACGCTGCATTTCAGATGCAGGCGGCGTGTACTTACCCGCTTTCTGCGCCATAGGTGTCAGGCTGGTAATAGTGTCAATGATTTCATCCACTGCCAGCGTAACGATTTGACCTTCGTTCAATGCCATTATCGAATTCCTTTAAGTTTTGCCTTGAGCTTGCGATAGGTCTCTACATCGCCCTTGCTTGATGCTGTGTCCATGGCCTTGCGCATAGCTTCGACGTTGGCCGCCGAAACATCGCCAGTGATGGACTGATCTGCAGGAGGAGCGGATGAAACCTGTTGGCCGCGAGGCTTGAGAGTTAAACGTTCTGAGAGTCGAGTGAGTTCAATCAGCGCCTGCTGCTGGTTCATCTGCAGAATCTGACGGGTTTTCTCCGGGTTAGAACCGAGGTGGTACATAAGCGCCGGTGATTTTTCAGGGAAAAGCACCATCAAATCGGAGACGATCTGCGGCGGTACCAACTGCGCGAATGCCTCTTCTTTGTCCTGGTAATCAGGAATGTTGAGCTTTTCAGCCGCGTCATAGTGCTTGCGTGCAGCATCGACGTATTGCGTTGATTGCTGGGCATACTCCTGCGTCTTGCGCCCCTGCTCTGCAACGGCATTACTTCTGGCGTCCTGCGCCTTAACAAGCCATTCATTGTTGGCCTGCTGGAAGGCAGCAAGTGCCCGAGTCTGGTCATAGTCGTATTTCGACAAGGCCTCGTCGGAGAAGTAGTCGTTTGGGTTTGGCTGGGATGGCAGGTCTGGAGTCACCCGTAAGTTCTCCGGCAACTCACCGCGTTTTACTGCTTCCGCCTGCTGCTCAAGCTCACGTTGACGCTTGCGTTCCAGGCGGAGCTCGTAACCTTTGCGATTGGCTTCTGCCGGGTCAGTTTTGGTCTCATCGTCTTTCAGGACAATGTCAAAGCCAGGATCCTGAACACCATCGCCACTGGCATGTGACGCTGTATCGATTGTGGATGCCGCCACATTATCGACGTGCAGGTTTTGGCCTTCAGATCCCTGAATTTCGGTGGTAGTGGTCATGATTAACTCTCTCTTATTGAGGATTCTCGGCTACGCTGCCGGAAGGTGTGTTTTGTCTCTGCTGTTGCAGGATGCTGGCGAGATCCATGCGCTGTTTATGCGTCTGGTCATCACCTTTGAGAAGCAATTCAGCATTGGCGCGGGCGTCATCGCTGCGCTGTTGCTGGAAGGTTGAAACGGTTTTGAGGAACTCTCTAAACTCGGACTGTTTATTGAGATCCATGTTGTTGAAGATTTCCGCGATTTTCGCGGCGTTAAGCTGGTTCTGCGCCTCTACCTTAGCGGCGTCGATTTGCAGTGACAGTGTCTGGTTCTGGGCTTTAGCCAGCTCAGCCTGGCCTTGCAGAAGCACGCCCTGAGCCTGAACCATCGCCGGGTCTTGCTGGCCTTGTTTAGCCATCTGCGCCTCAGCAAGCCATTGCTGCTCCTCAGGCGTTTCAGGTTTCTTGGCACCCATCAGGATCAGCTGCTTATTGGCGTAATCGCGCATCATCTCGACGCCTTTACCATCCAGAAGCGTGAAGTACTGCAGCAACAGCAGTTGATACTCCGGCGTACCCTGTGGTGTCTTGCCGAGCAATTCCAGAATCTCTGCGCGGTTCTGCTGCTTCATCGACTGGAAGGATGGGCCGACATCGGTGTAGCACTCATAACGGCCCCTAATGTCGTTCAGGACGGTTGTTTCGCCAGTGGTGAGGTCAACCACCTGCTCCATCAGCTGCACCTCCTTCTCGCTGCCATCTTCAAGCGTGATGGTAACGGTGCGGGGGATATCGTAGATGTCGTTGACGATCGACTGGTAAATCTCACCGTCACGGCGCATCGCAGTGGCAAGGTTGTCCTGGAATACGAACGTCTCCAGATCCGAACGCATGTTCAGCTGATTGACCGTCTCGAAGGCAACCTGTCCACCATTCACAGCCTCAGCATCCACGCCCAGAGTCGCCACCTCTTTCACTGCTGCAGTAGCGGCCTCAAGCATGTAGGCGTTGGCCTGTGGAACCTCCGGGTTCTCCATGTAGGAGATGGCACCCAGCGGTAGGTCATTGCCGTTTTCATCCGTGCGGTTCTGCAGGTAGTACGGGTAATCGTCGTTGCCGTCGTACATGTGCTCGTACCCGGCAATCTGCTCAGGGTAATACGTTGGCTTTTTGCGGGGCGTCCTGGCGACGATGTCAGCGTTGAACGACATAATCATGTTGCGCAGGCGCTGGCCGTCTTTGGTGCCGCGGACAATGCCCTCATACACCTCTTTGCTTTCGACAAAGCCCCACTCACCGAATACCGGCACGATGGGGATATGCTCGCCTGCAATGAGTTGCCGGTCTTTAAGGATTTCGGTGCAGGTGATGATGGACTTATACACCCGGCAGCGTTCGACCTTACGCTCCGCAATCTTGACCATCCCACGGTCGGCAAGGTCATCAATGACGTTTTTGATATCACGCTTGTAGTAGGCCGAAGGAGCACCAGTAATTGGGTCCTGATAGATGTAGACGGTCTCTTTCTTCCGCTCCACTTCGTAAAACTCAGCGACGTGTATGGTGTCCTGCGTCAGCCACGGGAAAACCCAGTCATTCGGACTCTGGAAACTCGGTATGGCTTCAGAGTCAATGTCGTTTTCTTTGGCGAACTCCTTCCAGCCATCGTGACTAAACGAATGAATCAGAGTGCAACGCGTTGCCTCAGACTTATCCATCTGTTTGCTGTTGCAGTCCCATACTACGCAGGAGGCCGCTGAATGGAGTGGCTCTCGGCGAATAATCTGGTTGTTGCTGGTAGGGTCCTGGTCTTCGTAGTCAGTGACAAGGCGCCAGGCACCCACACCGGCTTCAATCTGCTCACGAACAGCCACGTTTACGGCTATCTTCGCAGAGTTATGACGCATATCGGTGCGGTACATGCCCATCAGCGTATCTGCTGCGTCAGGGCTTGCGCCGTCTTTCGGTCGGTAGAGAACATCGATAGGATTCTGGCGCATCTCTGCGACTAACTTACGAACTACCGGGCGCACCACGTCGAACTGGCCACGATACTGCAATGTTGTGTACTGATTAAGCCAGTCATCCCAGTGAGAGACTCGGGAGAAGAAGAGGTCATTCTTCGCCTCGGTTCTGGCTTCGTCTCCGGCTGTCCAGTCTGCGTCGAACTTGCACAGAATGCTCTCCAGCCTGTTTTCGTTGTCAGCCATTATCGTCCTCTGGAAACTGGTCTAATCGGGGCGGGTATCTTTTTGTCTTTAACAATGCCAATGTCGCCGTATCGCTTAGCAAAGCGGCGCATCATGTAGGCGTATCGGGTAGCATCAAGAAGGTCATCACGAGCTTTAACAATGCGGCCCCGATCATCGCGATGGTAGAAGTTGAACTCCTCGAACCAGTCACGCAGACCAGCAAATACCTTGAATCGGCCGGTACTCATAAGGTCATGCAACTCAAACAATCCAGGCTCAACCGATCGGGAACCATCAGGCCATTGCGCAGCCTCGGGAAGCATTAAAAAACCTGCATCGCTGTAATATTCTCTCTGCTGAAGGCCACTGCCCTTCTCAGTCTGCAATCCATCCTGAGGCCATGCGGTTGGAACCTTATTAGCCCACGATTTTGTCGCGCCCCATGCCTCGGCAGGTGATGTTTTGCTGGCTTTCCACGCTTTGGTTACGTAGAAGGTTTCGCTGTCCATATCGATTGCCAGCTGAACGCGGCTTTGCGGGTGGTCCCACCCAAAGTCCATGCCATCAATGACCATGTAGTGCTTAGGTATCGAGAATGGCTCACAGGTGATCGCCTCCTCACTGAAATCGAATATGCGACCGTGACCAAGCATAGGGATACCTTTCGTACGCATGTCGCGCTGATGCGGAGGATATGATTCGAGAAGGGCTTGCTTCGTCTCTTCTGTGAGGTGAGGGGCGTCATCCCAGCCCACATTCATGCAGAACTGAGATGATGCAGGCGTATCAAGCAACTGAATTACCAACTCTGTGCGGCCGTTCTCAGGCGTAAAGGTCAGAATTCCACGGCCGCCTCGCCCCTTATCGCCTGTTGCGGTTCGGGTTAGCACCTGCGGGTAAATCGTCTGATCTTCTGGCTCTTCATCAATATGAAACCAGTCGATATCATCACCCATCAGGGCGTGCTGCCCCTGCGTATAAGACCAGAATTGAACCTTGCTCAGATCGCCGCTTGCGTGCCGTATATAGGCAGAGCGCACTGCGTTTGGCGTCCCGGTCATAGGCTCTGTTGTCACGATTCTGTCAGGGGGAATCAGGCCGCCTGTAAACTCACCATTGACCTTCTTCCCAATAATGGCAGCCTGCAAAAGGTCGCGACATTTCTCCCCGGAATATCCGAGGCACCACATCAAAGGCGCGTGATTGAATCGGTGGCCTTTCCAGTCGTCAGGGTATTCGCCCAGCAGATGAATGGCGTCGATGTAGGTAGCAGTGTCGGTCTTTCCTACGCGGTTAGCTGCTATCAGGGCGCATTGCCGATATTCAGCAGTGGCTGCGATGAAATTACGCTGCCAGGCGTAGCGGGTGTCGTAATAGGAACGGTAACGGTATACTTCGGCTCTCCGTTTCTTTTCCTCAAGAAGCTTAAGCAGTTCAATCTTCTGTTCCCTTGTGAGATTGTGCATCTGCATACTCCTGGAGTTTTCGGTCGAGCTCCTCATCAGTGAGGTCAGTAACGGTTTTGTGGACTTCTCGCTTATCTGTCAGACCAAGATCCCTTGCGATGATGTTTGCATTCAACAGGTCGGCTGCGGCTCCTGCAAATTTCTGAGAGTAAATAACCTCTTCCGCTCGCGATGTGACCCCCGAAAAATCATCTTTTGACCGGTATTGAGCCCATGTACTTTCCGCTATATCAAGGAATAGCCTCAAACCAGCGAGAGTCATTGCCCTCATCTTAGCCACAGGCTCTTGCACAACCTCTCCCTGATAAGCAAACGGCTTCATCTCCCACAATGGGTTTGCTTCAACCCACTCAAAGTACTCACAACAAGCTTCCCATAGCGCCTCGGGCGACTCGAACTTTGGGTTACGCCCATGACTACTGCGGGCCTCCCAGAATCGGTTACCCTTTGGTGCTGCCATATCCATTCCCTCTTCAGTTATTATCAAGCGCCCCATCAGAGACGCTTTGTAATAACTACGCCAGTTCGCCGCCAGCCTTCAGCTTCGTCAGAATGCTGTTGATCTTGGTGACGATGTTGTTAACAGCGGTTTGTGCAGTGGCAATATCCGTAACTGTCTGGGCTGCCAGTGCTGCCTCTGCTGCCTGTTGCAGCACCCCACCGCGATCAGTGGTAGTCGGTACCTTGTTACCGGCCATTGCGGTTGTTGCGGTCGTGCCGATAGTTGGCGCGAACGTTGCGGGCTTCCCGGTTACTGAACCCCAGGCGATCGGTGTACTGGTTGCTGTGTACTGAGCTTCGAATGTCGATTTGCTCATATACAGCAGTTCGCCGTATTGGCTCTGGAAGATGTATCCGCCCACCACCGGTTTGAACGTGGACATGAATAGCGGCGACAGGTATTGAGACTGATATGGGCCGTCAAAGGTCGCTTCTGCCGATCCGTCTACAGCCTGGTTGAGAGTCTTAATTGGCAGCGCGAGAACAAAGACTCCGCCAGCATCTGAATACGTAGGCCATTGTTGATTAATCATTACTTACCGCCTTCTGTTTGCTTATCCCACTCATCGCGGAATTTGGATGGGTTGTCGAAACCTTGGGTTGCCATTATTTACGCTCCAGAAGTGAACAGGTCGAGTGCTTCTTTTGCTTCGCGGATCGCCTTATCAGTACGCGATACCGGGCTGGTTTCTGCACCTGCGAGGTGATACTGGTCTTTGAACAGTTCATAGTTCAGCTGATTGCCAGCAACGAAAGAGATAGCCTTCTCAGCTGCTGCGGTGTCGTTCTGAACCATGCGGAAGATTTCGAGGTTCATCTGCTGTAGGTCGGTGAGTGCGGTGATGGTGGTCATTGATTTCCTCGTCATTATCCGTTGCAGGGGTTAATTTGGATTTATCCGCTCTGGGGGATATCCATTATCAAGCGCCCGGGATAGGACGCTTTGGAATGGGTACTTGGCCGACGCAATTCTGCGTTGGCTAACCTGCTTTCGCTTCCATCAGTGTGACCATGTCAGGATCCATCTGGCTGACGATCCGCTCACGAGCGCAGTTAAGCAGTTTCTTGCGGCCGCCTACACCCCATTTATTCATTGCCCGTGCACAGGCGCTGACCTCTTTGGTCTCATTGGCGATCAGCAGGTCAAGCCGATTTAGGCGAGACATATTGGTGATGCCGCTGAGTACCGCTTCCCGGAAGGTGTTGTATACCCGGATTTCAAATTTCGGACTCAGCCAGGCCGCATATCTAATCGCGAGCAACTCCAGCCCCCAAACGCCTGATTCCGTACCACCCTTAACCACCCGGGTCGAAGCTATTTTTGTAGCTTCGGTCAATTCATCGGCAAATCGTCTTATCTGTGCGCTTTTGATGAAGTTACTCGGGCGCTGTGATTCGGTGGCCTCTCCATTGGAGACTGCTGCTGCATGCAGGTCGTTGAGGTTATATCGCCCTTCGTCATCGACTCGAACGGATACGCCGTTTACTGCAACTGTTGGATACGTCATTGCGGTTACCTTACTTTGAGATGAACCTTTGCCGCATAGGAGATCAGCCCGTCGAGGCTCGCCAGCACTAACTGACTCCTCAAAGGCTCATTCCAAAGGGTTGGGTTCGACGTGGTTAGATGCGCTGCGGTGCGCGGTGAAATTCAGGCGTAAAAAAACCCCGCAGGATGGCGAGGTTTGATACTGCTCTTTTCCAGAGCGAGATATTAAGAGCGGATGCTAGTGTGACAGCATGGCTTATTTATATTGCTCATTTGCTCAATAGTCAATACTCGCCCGGTTAGCTGGGTGGCTATGCTTAAAGTCCAGTGGAGAGACTGTGTCAGAGCCTCACGGATGAGGATCTATTTCAGGCACTGCGTCCGAACGTATTCCTGCAGGCCAGTCAGTTGCTTGGTGATTGTGGCAATTCGCTCTCTGAGGGTGAAATAATCCCGTTCAGCGGAGTCAGTAAGTCGGGGGCCGATGCCATCATCCAGGCCGGTGGTGCTGGTCGCTCCGTTCGTGGAACATTTGGCGTTGAGCTGCAGCCGACGCTTGCCAGTAGCAACATCGCGCTCAAGCTGATCGATAGTGGCTTTTGCATCCTGCAGTTCTCCGGTGTATTTGGCATCCAGTGCAGCGACATCACGCTGACGGGTTTGCATGTCCGTGATGGTGGCGGTTGCCAGAGCCAGGCTCTGCTCAGCATCATCAGCGCGCTTCTTCTCGCCCTTATAGCTGGCATACGATAGCCACGACGCCAGAGCCAGCAGGAGAATTACTCCCGGCACAATCAGCGACTTCAGGCTGATGTTCATGCCGGAATCTCAACGTGAGGCGCGTCGATGAATTTGGTTTCGATTGGCAGTGACGGATCGTTCTTCCAGTTAATGCCGAATCGGAGCTTAATACCCTGCTCTACTGCTGCCTGTTTGACGGCGTTGAGGATGGGGCCGAACTCTTTAATCTGCCAGGTGGTATTAACCGGGATGATATCGACGGCGTTACCGCTCAGGTGGCGGCTATTCATCGTCTGTGATTTGCCAGTGGCAACTAGCTCTTTCTGTCGGGCCTGTGTTCTCAGCCCTTCGATTACGATGAAGTCTACCGGGGTAAGCTCCAGCGCACGGCGGATCACTTTCACCAGGTCGGGGTTTACGCCCTTGAGGTTGTTCTCACTACGCTGAGAGAACTTGAAGTTATTGGTTTGCATTCTTCATCCCCGTCAGACGTTCCCAGAAATAAGTCAGAGCAACAGAACCCATTGCCCCACTTACGCCAGCTGCGGCCAGAATCATATAAAGACTCAGCCCACTCTCTACGCTGACAAGACCGCCGATCACACCGGTAAAACCAGAAACGGCTATCTGAGCCAGCGCATTGATCCAACTCCAGGTCGCTTTGTTCTGTTTAACGTCGATCAGGTAACGCACAAGGCCGCCCCAACAGGCGAGCACAAGGACGACGATCCAGGACAGACCGGCAATGCTCTCTTTATCATGCATACGTTTAGCCATATCACCTCCGAAGGAACGGGGTGCTGTGTTTGTAGGTAGGTAGGCCGTCAGACACGAGGGCTACGTGGCATCTGAGGGTGATTGTCTGCGGCCTGAGTAAAAAAGGCGGGTTCTGGTCCGCCAAGATGAGGGTATTGCTTGCGCTATGCGCTTATAGCCCCAGCTATGGGTATTTGGGCAATAAAAAAGCCACCGGAGTTAACCAGTGGCTTGGATTGGGTTGTGGTGATGCTCAGCGCATCCAATACCAGCACGTCTGAGTTCGATACTGATACCTGATTACCACAACGGAGAGGGCACTGCGACGGAATCGAACCGTATCTGCCTAAGCCGCATTTCCCAGATATGCTACTTACAGTACTCTCACCTGTTGTGAAAATAAGGGCCATGCTGCAAACATGGCCCTATGCCTTAAGCACTTCCGTTTACTGACACTCTCAAGATTAAACTTTTGCAGACCTCTCAGCCGGTACGGTTGGAGTCGTTTCGCAAACACGAAGCTAGACCAACTAGGCGGGATCGTTGATGGTTGCCGCCTCATTTTATCCATCAACCTGCTCTTTCGCCTTTGACGTCCGAGCATATACTGAATTATGCACTTTCATTTCGCCAAATCAATACTTTCAGATAAATATTTTCTACTTAAGCGGCCTGAAGTTCGTTTTCTTTCTCCATCTCGCGCTGTAATGCATAAAAGAGTTCTGATTCGAAAACCTTTTCACACCACACGACCCGGCGGCGGCACTGCTGCACATCCACGCCGGTAACTCTGCTCATTGCCTGCGCAATATGTTGAGTGCAGTTGCGCTCACAATAACGTTTAATTGCATAATCGCGGACTGGGCTTTCCCGGTGAAACAGCTTAACCATCACCTTTTCTACGAACGCGGCATCATCTGATTCTTTGGCGAGAGCGATGATGTTGCTGGCAGATGATTGAGGGATGACCAGTTCGCGAGCTTTTTTATAGAGCACCTCACCTCTCAAGGCGCCTCCTTCATCGCTATAAAGCCAATTCACCATCCTCTCAATATGGCCGCCCATATCCGGGCTCCATTGACTGCGGATCATCAGGCGACCAATCACGTTAATGGCACCGGCAGGAGAATCATCGCCCCGGTTAATTCGGCCCCATACAGTCAGCATGTACTGCACCCATGCCCGCTGCTTAGTAGTTATGGTCTTCTTGGGATGCTTCCAGACACGGCGGAAGTGAGCGTCATCGACAAAGTTAACCATGGAGTAAATTGGTGTGAGCTTTCTCATGCTGCTTCCTTCTGAGGTTGTTTGTTCTGGCTGTGCTTTGCTACTGGCGGCATCTTGGCGCGCATGACGCTTTCTGCTTGGTACTTTTCGAAATCAGCTCTGGTCATGATTCCACCACTCCCGTGCTGACTTTCTGTATTCAGGGTTTTCTGTCTGACAGATAATTTCCGCTCGATCGCCGCTTATCAGTTCGCGAGCTTTCGCATACAGCCTTTCTCTTTTCGAAAGCTGTGCCGTTTCATACCAAGTGCTGGCAACGAACTTTCTCGCTTCAACTGGAGTGAATGTCTTCACGCTGCCTCCCGCTGTTTCAGTGCTTTGAGCTTGGCGCGGTACTCATCGCGGATCCGGATGAAATCTTCCCGTCGGTAATTGGTCATTTCGTGAGGGCCATTCAGCCAGTCGACATATGCCTGGCCATATCTGGCAATAAGGCCTTCCTCGTAATGCTGTGCGACCGTGGCCTCCTTCGCCGTGTACTTGCCTGCGCCACCATTACAGGATTTGCATTGTTTATGGGCGTTGCGCTCTTCGAAGCGTAATTCTGGATGGGCGCCCACCGTCTTGAAGTGGCCGCAATCCCACTGGCCGCCGTGCAAATCTGGGGGGTTCGTTTCTCCGCAGCTGATGCAAGGGAGATGGGAATCTCTGGCACGGATGAAGGCATTGAATGCCTGCTGAGCCTGAGACTTGTAATATCCTGCAGGCCGTAGTTCTGCGATTCTGGCTCTCCGGCGTTGCCGACCCTCCTTTTCGGTCTCTTTCTGTTCCTTGATTCGCCTGGCCGCCTCTTTCACCTTCTGCTTAGCTCGTAGCTCCAGCGCGTAGATAGCGCCATGAGCCGGACAGCACCAACGGATGTTGTCGTATTGCGGGGTAAACTTCTCTCCGCATACTTTGCACTTGCGGCGGGCTGGCTTACGCATGGGCACCTCCGCGGCGGAATGCCCACTCCATCGCCAGGCGAGACTCGTCACCCCAGCGGACATTGCGCTCGGCACCGAAGGCGTGGATCAGCTCAATGAGGTCTCGCATCTGGCCGACGGTCATTTTGCTGGTCGACTGGCCCAGCACCACGAAGCCGTCACCGGTAAGGTTGGGCACCACATCCTGTTTAATCAGCGCCGCGGTGAAGACGTGCTTCCAGGCCTCAGAAGAGAGCTTGCGGCCATGCCATTCAACCTGGCTGCTGATATCACTCAGGCAGCACCACAGCTTCGCATTCTGATCCAGGCTGCGAGTCATCTCTTTTATCTCTATGACTACTGGGCGCTTCTCGTCGAGATGCAGTTCGTTAATCGCCGTGATCGCATTGGCGCGGATGTTGGCATTGCGGAGGAAGAATTGCTGTTTCATACGGCCTCCCCATGGGAAACCGCAGAATGCAGAAAGCCCCAGACACGTTTTTGCGCCTGCGACTGATGATGTTTACTCTTTGTTTGATGCATGGCCTAGAAGTCCCCTCCCAGGCGCGAGGTCACCGCCGGGCGTTCAACTCCGGCGGCAACATGATTATACCACTAGTTTTGAGAATGAGTTATCAAGATTCACTTCACCCCCTTCTTTGCCGCCCAGTACTGATTGGCCGCTTCGCTATCACGCGCCCATCCAAACAAAATTGCTACCGGGATAATCAGCCACGCCGCGTAATCAGGTGCTTGCCATGCTGCAATCAGCCCAAGATAAAACATGATGATTGCCGACGACGCCTTCCTGCCGAACCATGCGTAATTCTCAATCCATTTCACGGCTTCACCTCCGGCATGCGCTTGATATAAACGCAGCAATAGCCAAATCCTGTATTGCGGTGAGCATCAGCATCCAGCCATAAATTCCGTCACTGAAGTGATATGCTATGGCTGTAATCACGACTTCACCTCCTGCTGCGGTGAGGACCATACTTGCGGGATCGGTGTATCATCCATTCCATCACACTTCTGCTGAAGCGCGTTGATGATCGCCTGAAGGGCGTGTTTCGCAACCACTCCTCGGCTGAACACATCTTCGGGCACCGTTCCGCGCTCGAAGTGGAACATCTGGATTGTAGTCACTAGATCTCTGCCATCCTGATCAAGCGACCTGGCATCAAACATCCCGAAGCTCTTAATCTCATAAGCTGGCAATTCAGAACCCTGAAGCATGGCGGCGCGGCAGGCTTCCACAATACTCGCCCGCAAGGCGCTTAGCGTGGCGATGCTATGGCGCTCGCCGGTAATCTTGTCGATCCTCTTCATCAGATCAGTAGCTAATGACTCAACAGCCGCATCATGCTTAACAACCGGCAGTTCATCGGTGATGTATGCAGGCGCTTTTCCGATTGGCGGCTTCCAGAATTTCCCGCCGTGCCAGGTGTATCCTTTGCTCTCAAGAGTTTCGACAGCTGCGCGTTCTTTGGTGAATGTCATGGGTTAGCCCTCAATCCGGGTGATGATGCCAGCGGCTACCAGTTCTGCGGTGTTGGCATCCTGGCGAAGTTGGGCGGCGAACCCTCTGAACATTGCCGCCGCAAAACGGTATCGATTGTCAGTGGTGTGGCAATCAACCTCTTTCGCTCTCGCTTCATATTCACCGGCTTTTTCCAGAAGCGATACGCAGATGGACTCACTATGCTGAGCCCGCACTTCAGCCAGGAAAGCGTCGGTGGCCGGGGTTTTGCAGGACATTTGAATTACCTTCTCTGTGTATAAAACACCCGTTCGATTGGCGGTATACATGATGGTGTTTACAGCATCTTGATGTGCTGATTTCACAGACTCAACTTCAGCAGCCAGAGCCGCGCACTTGGCTTCCATCGCGTTCGTAGCTGCCTGCCATGCATTCCACATGCCATCAAGTTCCGATTCGTCATCGTCAATCTTGTAGCCATCGCCATCGCGCCAGGCCGCCCAGCCGAATCTTGGAGGCTTTCCGTTGTGATAATTAATTTCCCACCACGCTTCAAATTTCTCTCTGCTGCTCATACTTCTGCTCTCCCGCCCCTGACTGAAGCCAGGCACTGATTGAATAGGTTGTTAAGAGGGTTGGCTGTGTCACGGTTGGGCTGCTTTGGAATCCTCTTCGGTGCAGCTGCCGGTCGGTCTTCCGGTCGGACTACGAAGTATCGGTATCGCTTCTCGAAGCCCTCGCGACGCAGAGTCTTAATCTTGGTGAGTTCACATAACGCCGAAGCTATCGCCCCTTTCTGGATGGCTGTGTCGCGACGGATATCAGACATGTAGCAGCCGGGGTGCTTGGTTACGTACTGGATGATTTCAGCGTTATGACCGGTAATTTTCATCAGTAACCACCCTTTTTGGTTTTGGGTTTTTCTTCCCGTTCAGCGTTGCGCCGACGGGCCTGATCCTGGTCTACCGGATAGATAATCCCGTTTCGCTGATCCACATAAACCACCCCAGATTCGCCATGGCGGTTTAGCTTGAGAAGATATTCTGTTTCTGCCTGATTAACGTTCTCGTCATAGGCTCCTTCACGATAGATGCCAAGCCAGTAATCACAGTCCTGCTCGATTTGTCCGGTGTCTCTCGAATCACTTGGCAGTGGGCGCTTGTTAGGTCTCTTCTCCAGCTCTCGATTGAGCTGCGTCAGAAGAACGACCACGCAATTAAGCTCCTTTGCCAGATTCTTGAGTCCTTTAGTGATGACGCCATAAGCAAGGTCATTCCTCTCAGCCTTCTCTGATTTCATCAGGGTGAGGTAGTCAACCAATATCATTCCTACAGTTCCGCGCTCACGCTTGATACGGCGTGATTCAGCAATGATATGGGTCAATGGCAGGCCCGGAGTGTCATCGATGTACAGGTTCCCGTTCTGGGCTATCTCAAACCCCTTTGCCGATGCCAGGGAGAACTTGTTATCGTCGTAGTCGTTGAGGTAGAAAACCTTCGAGTTAACCCCGGAGTTCTGGCTGATGATGTTCTCTGCCAATTGCACACGCGGCATTTCCAGACTGAATGCCAGCGCTGGAAGATTTTCATTAAGCGCGCAATGGGTCGCCATGCTGGTATACAGCGTGGTTTTCCCCATTTTGGGACGCGCACCGATGACAAACAGAGAGCCTTTGACGATACGCTTCGGCTCCAGCATCGCATCCAGTGCCTCGATGCCAGAGGTAATGCCAATGGATGTTGGATCCTGAGCTAGGCGGCCATCAACCACATCGAGCCATTCACCAAAAACATCAGCAAAAGGCATCAGGCCGCCACGTTTTACTGTCTTGGCTTTCTCGTCGATCTGCATGGAGAGGGATTGAACAGCTTCGATTTTCTGTTCAGTCGTCATGCCGGTGCGGGAGTACAAAATCTCCAGCATCTTGTTGGCCTGGTTGATAGCCATGCGCTCAGTCGATTTGTCCTTCACTGAATTGGCGTAGTGGATTACGTTTGCAGCGCTTGGTGTGTTTTTGGATAGTTCTGCCAGGTAAGCAAAACCACCAACGTTTTCCAGTTCTCCAGAAGCCTCAATGACATCAGAAAGAGTCAGCAGGTCTAATGGCTTACCTTTTGAGTTCATCTCGATCAGGAATTTGTAGATATTCCCATGCTGTCGGCTATAGAACATATCAGGCTTGAGGAAGGAAAATACCCGCTGGATGTTATCGCCCTGGGCATCCAGCATAATTGATCCGAGGACTGCCTGCTCGGCTTCGTAGTTCATTGGTGGCAGCTTGTAATCATCGGTCATCGTGGTCTCCCTCACGAACTTTCAGGTAGGTGTTGTCGTTAAGCAGGAAGTCAAAACCCTTCTTGTGCCATACAGTTCCTCGCTGATGATTTGGTCTTTCCTCAAACATCCACCGGCAGTTTGTCGCCACGTAGTTCAGGTAGGACTTCCAGTCTTCCAGGGTGAACCCATGCCCATCCAGCTGACGAGTAATCACGCCAGCTTTCCGCCAGAAGGTTTGGATCTGGTTTTTACGCTTGTCATTCATCGCCCTGACCTTGGGCGCTTCCGGGATTATTTCGTGGTAGGCGTTAACGACATCCTGACAGCTGAGAGACGATTTTTTCTTCTCAGGTTTTCGTGCTGCTACGGCGCTCTCTTCTACGTTAGTAGAAGAGATATTAATAACTTCTTTATCTGTGGTAATTTGCTGGTAATCTACTGGTACATGTTGCTCCGCAGGCGTTGGTGCGCCTGTGTTTGCGCTGGTAATTTGCTGGTAATCTGCTGGTACAGAATTTGACTGATAATCGTCATATTTTTCGACTGTGAAAACAGAGAATTTCCCGTGGGAAACCCAGCTGACCATGCCCAATTTCTGGAACTTCCTGAGTAGGTATTGCACGCGATCTGCTTTAAGCCCGGTCTCAAATGCCAGTGCATTGCGTCCGCTAAGAAGCTGTCCGCGATTCACCAGTTTTTCTCCGAGGTCCGTCATCACCATTTCAGGTGCATACTTGGCTTTAAGGATCAGGTGTACCCACAAATGAGCCGCTTCAGGGTCTTTGTAGAACGGCACATCCATGATTTTACGGTGAAGCAAGGCGAACCCCTTACCGCCTTGTGTATGCGGTTGCTGGAGCCTTCTGGCCTCTCTGGCTTCGGCTAAGTTTGATACGTTACTCATGACCGCTCTCCTTCCGCTTAAGCTCTTCAATGATGGCTCTCAGCTTTGCGCCAACAGCCGGGTTACAGGATTTGATGAACCGGTCACGAGCAATATTTTTGTGTACTGCCGCCTGGTATAAACGAGGTTTTTTTGGCATAATTACTCCTGATTAAATGTGTTGGCGTAACACAGTGTCCTAAGCCCCGAACGAGTTACCGCTCGCTTGGGGTTTTTCTTTTGTAAGAATCTCTGCAACTTGCTTTGCAAGCCGCGCCATATCGTCATCTACGACACCCCACTCCAGCACCGCCAGTAGCATCGACAGCTTCGGCAGCATGCTTTCCTTCCAGCGGGTAATGCCCGACTTATCCATCCCCAAAGCCTTTGCAACGTTCGAGGCACCGCGAATAGCAATCTGATTCAGGATCCAGGACTCAATTTTTCGAGCCTGGTCTTTGTTTCGTGTGGTTGTGTTATCCATTTGTGATAATTCCTTTGTGTTGAATTGGTTAAATAGTTAAAAGGCCGATGCGCAGACACGCATAGCCATAGAGACTTGTTTGTTTTGAATCGCCCTTTTTCAGGGCTGAGATGTGATAAGAACGGTGTTACTTGAAACCCTACGCGGCAGCCCGATAAGCAGCCTCGTTATATTTGAGTGCGCCAGATGTGACGACTTCCAGACGGTAAGCGTCTTTCTCCGGGATCACTTCTTTCCACTGTGAAACCGCGGCGTCACTAATGCCTAAAGCCTTCGCTACTGCTCGCTGGGTTCCGAAGTGGTCGATAACTTGTTTTTTGTACATGGACTCGCTCCGAAATAAAGAACACTTAAATTATCAACTAAAGGAAACTTAAGTCAAGAAGATTTAAGATGACTTAACTATGAATATGAAAACGATGGGCGAACGCATTCGTGCGCGACGCAAAGAGATGAAGATCAGGCAGGATGCACTCGGCAAAATGGTGGGTGTGTCCAATGCTGCAATTTCGCAGTGGGAGCGAAGTGAGACAGAACCGAAAGGTGATAACCTGCTTGCCCTGGCGAAGGCGCTTAACTGCTCTCCAACCTATCTGCACAATGGTGAACAAAGCCAGGCAAACGTCGCCTATCATGGACTGAATAAACCAAAAGGTAGCTACCCTCTTATCAGCTGGGTAAGCGCGGGGCAATGGATGGAAGCTGTAGAACCTTATCACCGCCGGGCTATTGATCACTGGTATGAAACAACCGTGGAGTGCTCTGAGGACTCTTTCTGGCTTGATGTTCAGGGCGATTCAATGACCTCACCTGTAGGATTAAGCATCCCGGAAGGAATGGTCATCCTGGTTGATCCAGAGGTTGAACCTCGAAGTGGAAAGCTGGTAGTAGCCAAGTTAGAAGGCGTTAACGAGGCCACCTTCAAGAAGTATGTAGTCGATACAGGCCGTAAATATCTCAAACCACTCAACCCCCAGTACCCAATGATTGAGGTCGACGGGAACTGTAAGATCATCGGCGTGGTAGTCGATGCCAAGATAGCAAATCTTCCTTAAGGGCCTAACGGCCCTTTTTCTTTACCTTCCCCACCACTCACCAATCAAGCTCCACTTCAATTTCACTTCATTCACAAAAAATAAATTAAGTTTTCTTCAAATTAATCTTGACCAGCAAATTAAGATGTCTTAAATTTATCCCATCAGCAGGACGCACTACTCACCAGGACGGTGAAGCTCTTAAAAATCTGGCGCTGAAAAAGCGCAGCATTCAAAGCAGAAAGCTTTGGGGTGTGGCAGGTGCTTCGGCACAGCCTGGAAGCGGCAGGACGGATATTCGCATAGGCCTGCAAGGCGCGAACTGCCACACCACCAAAGCTAACTGACAGGAGATCCACAATGGATGCACAAGCACGCCGCCGCGAACGCCGCGCAGAGAAACAGGCCGAATGGAAAGCTGCAAATCCCCTGTTAGTTGGGGTAAGCGCCAAGCCAGATAACCGCTCTGTTCTGTCTCTGACTCGCAAGCCGAAATCACGCGTAGAAAGCGCTCTGAACCCGATTGATTTAACAGCGTTGGCTGAGTATCGGGAGGAGTTAGAAAAACGCGCTGCAGTCGTTGAGCGCAAAAATCACCGCACCTGGTACAGCAAGCCCGGGGAGTACGGTATAACTTGCTCTGGAAGACAAAAGAGTAAAGGGAAATCCATACCACTGGTGTGAGGTCTTGATGACAAAAATTACTGTTAAGGCAGCAAAAGATAACAGCAAAAATAGGCGCTACAAGGAACGTGGCGAACTAATAGCTAAGCGGAAAGCAGAGCAAGCAGCGCGAGAGAACGCGCTTGCCGAAGAAAGAAAGATCGAACATGGAATTGAAGGTGTGAGTGATGTTGTTGCAAAGGCGATTCTATCCCCTTCACCGCCGAAAGAGACATCTCCTCCAGCTGAAAAGAAAGATGACGCGATGAACCATAAGGTGAATCACGCCCATCAGCGAAGGCCAGATAAGAAATGGTCATGAACCCGCCTAGTGCGGGTTTTTTATTGGCCTCGCGCACACCGGTCTGCCACATCAGCAAGTATCACCAGTCAGCGAAGAACTGCGAGCTGGAGAAGATACGCGATGCACGGCGTCGTCATTACGCACAGAACGAATCGAGCGGGTCGAGTGGCCTGCGGTGAATAAACAAAGGGGTGAGATATGGAGTTAACTCCAGCACAAATAACTGAAGGGATGATCTTCTACGGCGTTAAGTCAGGAGGTGATTACCCGGAATTTGTAAAGTACCAGGCGATTAAGGCAACAAATAAGCAGGTTAAGGCCAAGGAAGTTCAGACCCAGTCGTGGGGTGCGAACTATGAATACACATTGCGGGGAAGCGACTGGCGGTATTTCACTGATTTCATCTCAGCCAGGGCGGCGTGGGTGGCCACAGTGCTCGATGCTGATATCAAGAGGGCTGAGGACAGGCTGATTGCGGCACAGGAAGTTAAGCCGCGCCAGACATGCGGTCAGGCTGCTTTTTAACATTGATGGGGTAATTTCTCCCGCCCTTGTGGGAGACCAAAGGAAGTTGCTTTGGGATTGGATGAATGAGCAGGCTGATGCTCGACCGATGTATTAACAGCGCTCATGGCAAGTCGTAACCAACCGGCGCCTCAAGACAGTGTCACTGGTGGTGCGGGCGCTCCAACCAGTAAGCCGGAGATCAGCACCGGCCATCCAATCACCAAAGCAACCACTGGAGGACGTATGACCAATTTAATCGCAAGCAACAGCGTTACACGGCGTTATCTGAAACGTGGTGAGCTGATGGCTAAGCGTCGCGCTGAGGCTTCTCAGAACGCGTCACAGGAAAGAAAACAGGATATGTCGCGAGTAGACCGCGCCACTTCGCTCGGCAGCCTTCGTGAAAGCAATACCGGCGGCGCAAGTTGCCTGCCAGAAGTAGCAATCTTCGCAGCAGGCTATCGCAAGAGCAAGCAAGTCACAGCTCGCTGAGGTGGCCCATGAAGAACAGCATCAAGTGCCCGGTATGCGGTCGTGACTTCGATCCACGCACTCCGGTCTGCCACATCAGCAAGTATCACCAGGCCGCTAAGAATTGCGAGCTGGAGAAGATACGCGATGCACGTCGGCAGCATTTCAACCAGCTCCCCAAGGGCTGACGGTAAACAAACAGAGAGGTGGTGATGCAAATTTACAGCATCGAGATTTACAACCTTGGAACCACGGCAATGCATTCCGCATCTCCTCTGCCAAAGGGTTGCTTGGGTGTAGTGGTAGACAAGTGCAAATTCGATATCTACCACGAATTGCCGGGAGGTGTTTTTTACTCTGAGTGTGATGGGTTGCTAAGCATCTATCACCACGTACCAGGTAGCACAGAAGGTTTTGGCGGGAGAGTTATGGCACTTCCTGTAATGGAGCCATCCGTAACTTTCCCGCGAATTAAGGCAAGGCGAGTTAAGACGTTCAAAGGGTCTTTATGGTCATCAGCAGAGGCTGGCCGAGCTGTAGAAAAGCATCTCGGAACCAAGATAACCAATATCGGTGTAAGAGAGCATTCAGACAGGCTGCGAGTTTATTACGCTGCCGAGGCTACAGCTGAATTCTTGGAGAGAGTGTCCAGGGTCGTCGTGCTTGGAAAGCCAGAGTGCAGTCCACTTTTATAAGGTCGCATAACGCGGCCTTTTTTACAGGGTAACTACAGAGGGTAAGGCGATGGAAGTTGTCGTGCGAGTAACGGAAGAAGAACTGGAAGAGCTGGGCATGACCACTGAGGAACTGCACTACGCAGTGGTTGATGACCTTGATGATGCCCGAGATTATCCAGGGTTCAACGTAACGGTTGAACTCATCTCAGAAGAATAGACCCGCTCAGGCGGGTTTTTATTGCTCATACCCTAGCCGCTTTATGAGGCGGCTGCGTTATGAGAGCGGCTATCCACCGCGGTTTAAAAATAATTCATGCGCCCCAGGCGCGAGGTCTTTAAACGTTCAGCGGCCCGGCTTAAGGGCGGAGATGATTATGTCCAGACATTGTGAAAATTGCGGATGTGCTATCCGCTCCGGTTATTGCACCAACTGCCAGGAAGAAGCGTATATCGCCTTCGTCCAGGCCCCCGAAATGGAGTTCAGCGAGGAATTTATGCGCGCTGCATTCCAGCAGGATTCCGAGAGTCGCAACCGGGAGGCCTCATGACAGTCACCCACAACGGCAAGCAGTACAGGGCGCGACAGGTTGCGGGGAATGTATGGCGGTTAACGTCGGTCGATAACCCTCGTGACAAGGTCACGCTGAACCGTCAGCAGATGGCGTATGCCGGGTTACTTGAGCAGGTGGAGAAACAATCATGACCATCAATCACCAGTTACTCCGTATGGCCCAGCAGAAAGCCCGTGACGCCATTGCACAACGCAACGGCACCAAGTGGATGGAAGCCAACGAAGAGATGAAGAGAGCCGCTGGCATGCCGTGGTATCGCGGTAATTCGAATCAGCGCGGAGGTGAGCATGCAGAAGTTTGAATATTTCGTGATGGATGGTCGTGCTCAATATGACCTTGAGCGAGCCGCAGTGTTCGAAGCGCTGGGCCAAAAAGAGCCGTCGAAAAAGAGCCTGCAGCGAGACTGGGGAGATATGGGCGCATTTCTTGTGCGCGCTCCGGTAACCAGTGAGGACGCATCAGGCAATTCCCGATGCGGTGCTTTCGAAGTCGTCCGCGAAATCCAGTAATCCCCCACCCCATTTCACATCTGGCTCCCCTCGCTGCCGGGTGACGCAAATATTCAGGAGTAACCATGAACATCACATGCGAGTGTGCAGAGATGCGCACGTCTGTAGGTCAGCGCAACACAATCAGGCTTGAGCTTGAAGATGTAGTGCTGGCTGGAACCGTCGACACCAGAGAGGTGCTTAACCAACTGGATGGCGCTGTCATCATCGAATGGCTGGCTGAGCAGGGTTACACCGTCCTTCACCAGGAGCGTGCAGCATGAGTGCTATGGAACGCTGGGATGAAGACGAGTTCGTCAATCTGATGGCCGGCTCCATTGCAGAGCAGCCAATGACCCACGAACTGGCGGCGCAGGAAGCAATCGCCGATTACCGCTCGGAGCAGCAGGAAATGAGAATGGAGGGCGCACTATGGGCACAGCAACACTGATCCTCGGTGAATCAGGCACCGGCAAGTCAACCAGCCTCCGGAACGTTGACCCCGCCGATGCGATTATGATTAAGGCAGTAGGCAAGCCCCTTCCGTTCCGGTCGAAAGACTGGACGCCGTGGGATGCCAAAACAAAGACCGGTAGCGTAGTCGTGTCTGACGAATGGAATCACATCCTGACAATCATCAAGAAAGCACCTGCATACGGGAAGAAAATCATCATCGTCGATGACTTCCAGTACGTGATGAGCAACGAGTTTATGCGCCGCTCTGAGGAGAAGTCTTTCGACAAGTTCACAGAGATAGGCCGCCATGCCTGGGAAGTGATTAAAGCCGCTCAGGATGCGCCTGATGACCTGCGCGTGTACTTCCTTGCCCACACCGAAGAAACGGCGATGGGCCGCACGAAGATGAAGACGATCGGGAAGATGCTGGATGAGAAGATCACCGTCGAAGGCATGTTCACCATCGTTCTCCGCACCCTCACCCGCGATGACAAATTCTTCTTCACCACCAAAAACAACGGATCAGACACCGTCAAATCCCCTATGGGGATGTTTGAGACCAATGAAATCGACAATGACCTCGCCCATGTAGACGCGACCATCTGCGAATACTACGGCATCAATAACGTTCACCACATTAAGGGAACTGCCGCATGAGCAACGTAATTTTCACCTATAACGAAGAATCAGCACTGGCCGCCGGTATGGGCGGCTTTATTAACGAAACCGGGGCTTATGCCATCACCATCAGCGAAGCATTGCTGACTACGGCAAAGAGCGGGGCTAAAGCCATTGAGTTCTCTGGTGAAGCTGATGATGGACGCAAGATTCAGTATCTTAGCGTCTACGTCACGAAAAAAGACGGCACCGAAAACACCTTTGGCGCAAACATGATCCACGCAATCATGGGGTGCGCAGGCATTAAGCAACTGACGCAGTACATGAAGTCTGCTGGCGTGTATGTAGCGCCGGAGTTTGCTGGCAAGCGTGTCGGTCTGGTTCTGCAAAAGGTGCTGTCGAAAAAGGATGATGGCAGCGACACCTATAAATTCGATATCCGCATGCCATTCAACGCAGACACCCGCCAGACCCTGCAGGAGCGCCATGAAGGGAAGAATGCCGAGACGGTAGAGAAGATGATAGCCACCCTGAAAGACAAGGATGAGCGTAAGAAGCCAACCCAAGGCAACGCAGGCTATCACTACGGCATGGATGACGATCCGGGCCATAGCGACTTCTAATCCCCACACACCGAAATAACCAAGCGACCACCCTATTTCACCTCACGGAGGCGGGTTAACCACACCCGCAATTCGCTATGCACCACATATCTGGCAGACGCCACTACTCGAAAGAGACGCTTGTCCGGCTGCTGAGCGTTGATGAGCGCAACTTTATTGCTACCTACTGGACCGGCGTTAACCCGGGCGACGGATGTTTCAACGCCGGGATTAACCTGGTCACTCACGAAGCGTTTTATTCAGGCTGGGGCGGTTCGCTGGAAGAGAAAAGCGAGTACATCACTGCTGCTGAGCTGGAGATGGTGAAGGAGATGTGTGATGCGACGCCGTGGGGTCAGGAGTTCGGCGGGAAGTGCCTGGGGGGAATGGAATATCGACTTAAACCTGAAATGAGGGTGACGCAATGAAACAGTGGTCACGAGAAGAATTGGCGCTCCTGTGGCGCTACAACAATAACCAGGTCGCACAAATGACCGGCCGCAGCATCAAAGAGGTGGGAGACCGTCGCCTACAGGCAAATCTGGAGCGCAACGGGTGGGGTAAGCATGACCCGGAATCGGTGACTAAGTGGGAGGCGGCATGAGCGAAGCGGCAATGATTATTGTCCCGACGGACATCAGCGAAAAAATTCGCGAAATTGAGACGGCATACAGCCGTTACCTAAATGAGTTTCGCATCCCTTCCGATCACAAGATCGTTGTTAACTACTCAGGCGGCAAAGACTCGACAGCAACACTGGCAGTAGCTAACGCGCTGTTCGGCGACCGAGTCCAGGGGGTGATGGCCGATACCGATAATGAACACGAGCTAACGGTTGAGTACGGATCCAACATCCATCATCAGGTTGGATGCTCACCTGTTCAGCTGGTAAAGCGGGTGTACACAGAAGAACACTTCGCCCGCCGCCGGGAAACTATTACGAAACAATGGCCAAAGCGCCAGACTATCCGCATGGGTGCTTACAGGGGGATCGTCATGCCCTCTCTGGCCCGAAGCGACACCAAGTTTGGCCGGGCATGGCTGCGTTCTGCGGAGCGCTGGGGTATTGAACACCAAACTCCTCTTGATGCAGCGCTTTCTGTTCTGCACCCCAGCGGGAACAGCTTCCTAGATGCGGCACTTCTACATGGCAAGTTCCCTCAGTTGCGTGACCGGTTCTGTACCGATGAGCTGAAAATTCAGATTGCATTCGATGCCGTCATGAAGCCGATGCTCGATGATGGCGAGGTGATTGTGCAGTGGTCTGGCGTCAGAGCTGATGAATCCTCTAAGCGCGCCGGGTATGAACGCTTCTCTAAGGACCAGAGAGATCCTGAATTCCTCTACAACTTCCTGCCCATCCACCAATGGACAGCTGCTGACGTCTTTGATCTGCATAAGCATTTCGGCATCAAGCCCAACCCGCTTTATACCCAGGGCGCGGCTCGCGTTGGCTGCATGAACTGCGTGCTCTGCAACAAAGAAGAGATTGCTGAGACCGCGGCGCGATGGCCAGAACATATTGAGAAGCACCGTCAGTGGGAGCTGAAGGTTCGCCTTGTGAGTCGGTGGGTGCACTGGATGAGCGTAGGAGAAATCAGCCAGCGATGGATGAAGCAGTATGACCTTCCTCTTGGCAGACACGTGCAGCTATATGGACTGGATCCTGACATCGAGCGGGTTGAATGGTCAGGATTCTATGGTCCGAGGGGGGGGCAAAACACGCCAGGTGTAGATGAAGTAGTCGAGTGGGCCAAGACTGGACGCGGCGGTAAGGTTTACGACCTGGTGAAGGCCAGCATGGACACTTCTGTGTGTGCATCGCGCTATGGATTATGTGAATGAAGAAAGAGCCATCATGACAGCACAAATCACCCGGGAGCTTATCGCTCCCTTTTTATTGCTGGCGTTTGCCGTCAGCAGGATTAACCGACAGTTCAGGGAGCAAGAATGAAAAAATCAATGCTCGCAATAGCAGCATCTATGTACGCACTGGCGGCACCAGTTAAGCCGTGGGGGCCTAGCGAATTATCACCACTGCTTTACGCCACAAACAACCACCCAGTTAGTCGCGGTAAAACTGGCATTGCCTCGGCCCGCCGGGCAGCAAAGAAACGCAGGAGAGCACGCTAATGGCAGATTTTGCAGACGACGCATCAGCCGTCGAAGAGTTGCAGCGTGAAGCAGCGTTGAGTGCCCACCGGATTAACCGTGATGCGGTATCGGCGGTTAAGTGCGAGGAATGCGAAGAAGAGTTGCCGGAGGCTCGCCGGAAAGCTTATCCGGGATGCACGATGTGCGTTGATTGCCAGGGTGAGCAGGAATTTCGGAATAAGCAGAGGGCGGGATGATGGTTATCTGGTCACTGTTTGACGGCTCTGGAATCATGGGCCTGCCATGGGCTGAGGCAGGGCATACGGTTTACTGCTTTAACGCTGACGAGGGGAATCACGGTGCTTATCACGTCAAAATGAAGCATGAAAATCTGCGCTACGTGAATTGCTGGATTAGCCAGAATTTCCCATATAAGCCAGAGCTGACAGGAATCCCCAAGCCGCAGATGATTTTCGCCTTCCCTGATTGCACGGATTTAGCCGTGTCGGGCGCAAAGCATGAGGGGCATACGTCACTGGCATCTGTGGCGCATGCGCAGATGGTGGAGAAAATGGCAGATGAGTTTGGCGCGGCCTGGATGGTGGAGAATCCAGTAGGGAAAATGTCAACCCATTGGCGCAAGCCTAACTATTACTTCAATCCCTACGAATACGGGGCATACCTGCATCCCGGTGAGGGTTCCTATCATCCGAAAATGCCAGCCTGTGACGGTTACACAAAGAAAACGTGCATTTGGGCCGGAGGTGGTTTTGTCATGCCTGAGAGAAGGCCAGGTCCGATAAACATCGGTTGTTTTTGGGGGTGGAAGTCATTAGGCGGCAACTCACCTAAAACCAAGCAACTCCGCTCCCTCACGCCTCGCGGATTTGCCAGAGCGGTTTTTGACGCTAACCATCAGCATCTGGAGTCAGCCAATGTTCAAGCTAATCCAGCGCGGCCAGATATTCGCTGACCAGCATAACTGGCCCGTAATTATTCATTCCACCACATCAGAAGTGGTCCGCTACTGGCGACAGGGCCGGATCAACACCGCGTCAATCGACAGGTTTAACAATGACTTTGAGCACCTCGACCACCGGGAGGCGGAGCAGATACGCGCCGAGCTGGAGAAGAGCGAGCACATTAAATCGCTGCGCGCTATGCGTGCGGCATGAGGAGAGATTATGCGCATCACCATGACGGTTAACTCAACGCTGGATATTGAGAAAGCCATCGCCGCCCTGCGCAAGTTCATCAGCGAGAAGAAGCCAGATGATGGTACGAGCGATGTATGGGGGATCGGCATTACCGGCGGAACCTACTTTGCAGTGGGAGTTAAACCGAACGGCCATTACACGGTTAAGCAGCGGAAATGAGGAGAGATTATGGACTGGATTAAGTGCATTGACAGGATGCCTCAGGATGGCGAATACGTGATTGTTGCCACTGAAGTTACGGCGTGGGTGGAAACTCACTTTGTTGAATGTTGCCATCTTTCTGGGGAAAAGATGTGGTTTTCTGCGAATGAAGAAGCAGAACCGAGACCGCTTAGCGCCTTTACTCACTGGATGCCCATGCCTGAGCCACCGGCCACATGACGCAACTGATAGCTGATTCACTGAGTCGGCTATTGGGTGCGAATGCACTGCCACGTTATTGTTTGGCCCACTTCGGTGGGCTTCTTTTTTGCCTGGAGGAAAGCATGAGCGACATTATTCAGCTGGTACCGAATAAATGGGTCACAGAAGAGCTTTTAACTGCGACAACCGGCATGTCAAAGCATATGATTCAGCATGCCCGCCGGTCAACCTGGATGGAGGGAAAGCATTATCGCCATGTTGCCCCTGATATGGCACCAAAGCAAAACAGCCCAATCATGTATAACCGCGATGAGATAAACCACTGGATCGAGCACCAAAGCCCAGCGAAACGCCGGAGAATATCTGCTTAAATGTCCTTTGGCACATCAAACGAGGAATGATTATGGCAGCATACCCAACAGGCGTAGAGGTTCATGGCGAATCATTACGCATATGGTTCATATATCAGGGTAAGCGTGTCAGGGAAAATCTCGGCGTTCCTGACACGCCAAAAAACAGGAAAATGGCAGGAGAGCTTCGGGCTTCGGTCTGCTTTGCAATAAAGACAGGCACATTCAATTATGCCTCACAATTTCCAGATTCATCGAACGCAGAGAAATTCAGCACTGTCAGAAAGCAAATCTCCCTGCTTGAACTGAAATCGAAATGGCTCGGACTTAAGGAGATGGAGCTTAGTCTCGGGACGTTGAGGCGTTACGATTGCCACCTCACAACAACCATCGAAACTATTGGTGAGCACAGGTACATCGGCAGCCTAAACACTGAAGATATCCTTAGCGCCAGGAAGGAACTTCTGAACGGCTGGCAGAAAACCAGACATGGCCTGAATCACCCCCCCAAAAAGGGAAGAAGTGTTCCTACAGTCAATAGCTATATGGCATGTCTTGGCGGGATGCTGGGCTTTGCTTTCAAAAGCGGCTATCTGAAAACCGATCTGATGGCAGGCATCACTCCTCTCGCAAAAGAAAGGCCCGTTCCTGACCCTCTGACTTCTGACGAGTATCAGCGAGTGATCGCGGCCTGCCCAACGCTGCAGTTTCAGAATATGGTTATCTTTGCGGTTAATACAGGCGTCCGGCATGGGGAGCTTAGCGCATTGGCCTGGGAGGATGTGGATACTGTTAACTGGACAGTCACAGTGTCACGGAACTATTCCATGAAGGGTAACTTCACCCTACCCAAAACCAACGCCGGGATTAGGACCATACAGTTGACCCAGCCAGCAATTGACGCCCTTAAAGCGCAAATGCCTCTGACAAGAATGATGGCATCCCACAAGGTAAGCGTCAGCCTACGGGAATACAAAAAAAAGAGAACCGATGAATGCACCTTTATATTCTCCCCTTCGATTACTTCAATGAATGGTAAGAAGACGATGTGCTACGTTCCCGGCTCCATTAATTCAGCCTGGCGCACTGCCCTGCGTCGTGCAGGCGTCCGGCAAAGACGATCTTATGAAACCAGAAACACATATGCGTGCTGGGCACTGGTTGCGGGAGCGAACCCAAACTTCGTTGCGCACCAGATGGGCCATTCGTCAGCGCAAATGCTCTTCACGGTTTACGGAAAATGGATGACCGAGAATAACCATGACCAGGTGGGCATTTTGAACGCGTCTTTTGCTCAAAATGCCCCACTGATGCCCCATAGAAAAACCGCATAACCCCAAGTATCTGATTTAAAATATCAATATCACTTCAATCATGATTCATCTGGATGAGCAAGGTTGGCTCCTTTGCCTTTAGCTTCCTGCCGGTGATGTTCTGTATCGCCATCCCGCTGGGGCTGGCCCGCGAAAACAAAGGCGTAGCGGCGTTTGCCGGTTTCGTTGGCTACGCGGTGATGAACCTGGCGGTTAACTTCTGGCTGACCGCCAAAGGCATCCTGCCGACCACCGACGCAGCAATTCTGAAGGCTAACAACATTCAGAGCGTGATTGGTATTCAGTCTATTGATACCGGGATCCTCGGGGCCGTGATCGCGGGCGTGATCATCTGGATGCTTCATGAACGTTTTCACAATATCCGCCTGCCGGACGCGCTGGCCTTCTTCGGCGGTACCCGCTTTGTGCCCATCATCACCCTCGTGGTGATGGGGCTGTTTGGCCTGATCATTCCGCTGATATGGCCGGTCTTTGCCATGGGCATTACCGGTATTGGCCGTATCATTAACAGCGCCGGTGATTTTGGCCCAATGATCTTCGGTACCGGCGAACGTCTGCTGTTACCCTTTGGGCTTCAGCATATCCTTGTGGCCCTGATCCGCTTTACTGAAGCGGGCGGCACGATGGACGTGTGCGGCCACGACGTCAGCGGCGCGCTGACCATCTTCCAGGCGCAGCTGAGCTGCCCGACCACCCACGGCTTCTCGGAGAGCGCCACCCGCTTCCTCTCCCAGGGTAAAATGCCGGCCTTCCTCGGCGGTCTGCCGGGTGCCGCGCTGGCGATGTACCACTGCGCTCGTCCGGAAAACCGTCATAAGATTAAAGGCCTGCTGATCTCCGGCGTCATTGCCTGCGTGGTGGGCGGGACCACCGAACCGATCGAGTTCCTGTTCCTGTTCGTGGCGCCGGTGCTGTACCTCATTCACGCCGTGCTGACCGGTCTGGGCTTTACCACCATGGCGGTGCTGGGTGTGACCATCGGTAATACCGACGGCAACGTGATTGACTTCGTGGTGTTCGGGATCCTGCACGGCCTGTCGACCAAATGGTATCTGGTGCCGGTGGTGGCGGCTATCTGGTTCGCGGTGTACTACGGGATCTTCCGCTTCGCCATCACCCGCTTTAACCTGAAAACGCCGGGTCGCGATACCGACGCGGCCACCAGCGTTGAGCAGGCCGTTGCGGGTAAGATTGGGAAGTCCGGCTATAACACCCCTGCCATTCTGGCGGCGCTGGGCGGTGCGGATAACATTACCTCGCTGGATAACTGCATTACCCGCCTGCGCCTGTCGGTGGCGGATATGTCGAAAGTCGATACCAACGCCCTGAAGGCCAACCGTGCTATCGGCGTGGTACAGTTAAATCAGCATAATTTGCAGGTGGTCATCGGCCCGCAGGTGCAGTCCGTGAAAGACGAGCTGGCAACCCTGATGCGAACAGTAGAAGCCTGA